ATTAAAGATATTCAGGAATTTAGTTACGACGTACCTGAGCCTATTCCCGGTACTACTATTGCAGATGTTGAAGCAGCTAAAGAACGAAAGGCTGCTGAGTTTGATGCGCGTGTAATAAACGCAGCTACAGAGTTGAGAGATATTAACTTCTCTGCTATGCCACTAGAGAAGCAGTTAGTTATGCAAAATATTGATAACAATCCTAACTATACAATTCAAGATAGGATTGATTACGTTAATCAACTACAAGGTGAATCTGCTAATCGTTTAATGGGCATGGCTGGAGCCAAGATAAATCCTGAGACAGGAGAATGGGATACTGTAAGCAATTTACAGAAAGCTTACGAAGTAGGTAAAGATGTTGTTGGTATGTTTATTCTTCCGTTTAGAACTACTACGGGTTCAGGAGATATAAATAAAGTTCTTGATGATTACAATAGAGCTACCGCCCAAGAAAAAATAAAAATGATACCAATGGTAGAGAAAGCTATCCTTGAGTATTCAGGTGGAGCAAAAGATTATACAGAACTAGCAGTATCTAAATGGCTTGCTGGAGATACCCTAAGAGATGAAGTACAAACTGAGTTGCTATTCAGCCCACTGTATTTTATGGGATGGGGAATTGGAACGAAGTTAAAGTCTGGTGCAAGTGCTGTGTCTGCTTTGGCTCGTCGTGGTGCACGTAAGCAAGCTGGTGTAGTTAATGCTACTGCTGTGACTAGCGCAGCACACGCTGCTGCTGCTGGCACTACTCCTACTGCTGCTCGTGTTGCTGCTGACCCTCTTCTTGGGGGGCTCACTAAAGAAACGGTAGAAGCAATTGAACTTAATCGTCTGAAGATTACTAGTAAGATTGATGAGGCTACTGGTGATGTAGTTAACCGCAGCCCTCTTACTATAGATGAGCAAGAAACTTTTATCCGTAGTCAAATGGCTAATATTCCTAACTCTGCGTCTGTCGTAGAGCGTGATGCTATGGGTTTTAAACTAGAGCTTACTGACGGTACTGTTACACAACGTATTACATTCACCAAGGATGGCATTGGTCAACTTGATGGTGTAAATGAACTATCCGCTGTAGGCAAATGGACTCTATCCCCTAGTGCTATCTTTCGAGTCACTGCCCGTAAGAATGTACAGACTGCTAGTGAAGTAGAACTACAGCAAGCAGCACTGGGTACTAACTTTGGTAACATCCTGAATGATGTTATGGGAGGTCGCCTAACTGAAAGATTGTTTGGTGGCATTAGTACCAATGAATGGAAGTCTATTGACGATGTATTGATTCAAGGTGATAGGCAGTCACTCACGTTTAGCGCAAAGGAATTGCTTGCTGGTGTGAATGTTGAGGGCCGTGGTGTAGTTCAACTATCTGAAAAGCAGATTGCTAAGTACTACGAAGTTCGCCATGTCTACGATGAACTGTACCGTGTACGTGACAGTGTGTATCGTGCCGACCTAGAGTTTCGTGGTTTCCGTGGTATCTACACCAAGGTAGACGGCAAGCCTATGGCTCTTTCAGGTAAGCAAGCCTTTGCTACTACTGACAGTGCAGGACGAGTAACTATTACTGTACCTACGGACGTAAAGCGTGTTGCTTACAATGGTCGTGGAGGTCTTATTGGTAAGGATGTAGACCCCCGCTGGGCTGGCTCAGGCACTGGTAGTTACGTTAAGTTTGATAAGCCAGTAAAGATTGGTAATGAAATCTTTGAGTATGGGTTTGTCTCTAATAAAATGCTCAAGGATATCAAGCCGGGAATGTTTGGATTCCGTGATGGCTACGTGCCTCTCCACTACAATCGAGTTAACTATGTAGTTCGTCAGGCTGTTACTCGTTCAGTCAATGGTGTAAAGGCTGATGGCACAGAGGTTCGTCGTTTCTTTAATACTCGTGAAGAAGCTGAGACTTTTGCAAACTCAGCTAACGTAGGTATTACTGATAAAAAATTCCACTACAAGGTAGCAACTGACCGAGAGATTCGTGCTGCGGGTGGCTCTGAGACTGATGATTACGTGAAGTCTATCGAAGAAGCTAGCTTTAATGGTCGTTACTTCCAAGCTCGTAATGAAGACCCTATTCGATACGGCATTGCTGACCTAGAAACTCCTCGTATGACTGCGTTGGATTCTCTCAATCGCTACACACGTGCTATGTCGTGGGCGTATCCGCAAACCGCATTCCGTCAGAGAATGATTGAGCAGTTTAAAACAACCTACTCTAGTCATCTTGTTGACCCGAGTGACTGGCGCAGTGCATTTAAGACTAGCTCGGGGCTAACTACTGCACAGCAAAACGGAATACAGAAGTACCGAGATACTTTGATGGACTGGTTGTCAGTCCGCACTGAGGGTGAGACATTCTTTAATAACATTGCTAGGCATACGGCTGAGAAGTTAGAGCAAGGTCTTAAAGTAAAGGGAGTTACTTTAGTAAGTGGTGAACGCCTGATTGGTGCTAGAGAAAAGTTGATGCGAGTTGGTGACTTAGATATTGTCAGTAACATTAAGGGTGCTACTCACCACGCAATGCTAGGTTTCTACAACTTGTCACAGTTCTTTGTGCAAGGACTTGGCTTGACTGTTGCTGCTTCTTTGAGTCCTAAGAACTTTGTTAAGGCTCTTCCGCGATTCACTTTCCTACGTGCAACTGCTTATATGCATCCCTCTGACCCAAAGTACTTTCAGATGCTAGATAACTTAGCTGGCTCTATGGGTATTGGTGTTGCTGAAGCACGTGAGATGGCTGAGATGTTCCGCAAGTCAGGGCTTGCCCGTTCACTACGCAACACTTCAGCTGACTACAATGCAGCAGAGAATGGATTGCTAGTTAACAACGGAATGATTAACCGAGTGATGGACAGTGGTCTAGTCTTTTACCGTGAGGGTGAACTAGTTAACCGTACTATCTCTTGGTCTATTGGTTATCTCCGTGCCAAGGAATTGAAGGCTGCGGGTAAGGGAACTGCGGACTTCTTTGATGACACGATGAAGGAATATTACAAGGCTTCCTTCAACCTACAACGTGCTAACGCTGCGGGATTCCAAAAGGGATGGATGTCTATTCCTACTCAGTACTATCAGATTACTGCAAAGTATTTGGAGCACATGGTTCCTGCCTTGCTTGGTCGTGAGGGTGCTCAGTGGTCTAGGAAAGAAGCCCTGTCAAGTTTAGCGGTTAGTAGCGTATTGTTTGGTACTGCGGGTGTTCCGTTCGGTAAGTATCTAACTAGTAATATTCGTAACTACGTCATGGGTAAACCAGAGGATGGTGGCCTTGGTGTTACTGATGAAAAGGCAGCGGTTGCTATCCAAGGTGGCATGATTGACTTGTGGCTAGGTAACTTGCTTGGCCTTGGTGATGTAAATGTAAGCTTGTCTAGCCGTGCTGGTATTGCTGCAAGCGTGGTAGAAACCGTAGACAGGTGGAAGGAGAATCCTACTGTACTAGAGGCTATCTCTGGTGCAACTGGTTCTCTTGCTTCTCGTTCTTGGGAGGCTGCTCATACTGCTCTGCGTATTGTTACCACTAAGGCTACACCTGATGAGAATTTTACAATGGACAAGGTAGCTCTTGCTTCAGCAGAACTTGGTCGAGTAGTTAGTTCGTGGCGCAACATCCACATTGCTCGTCTCTGGTACAACAATCAGGCTGTACTTAATAGTAAAGATAAGAAAGTCTATGACCTAGAGATAGACCCTGATGCGTACTGGGCTTTGTCTAACGGTGAGATTTTTGCCAAGGCAATTGGCTTTGACTCTACTCGTCGTAAGTGGGAGATGGAACTTGCCAATGAAGCATATGGAACCAAGGAAGATATGGACAATGCTACTGGCTCTATGCGGCAGCTGTTTACCCGCCTTGCAGCTAATGGAAAGTTAGATGAAAAGAATCTAGCTATCTACGAGTCAGCACATATGTCTATCAGGAATAGTTTTTCTACTGAAAAAGACAAGGCTGAATTTGATAAACGAGTAGTCAATATCTTTAAGGAAGACACAAAACTTATGAAGACTCTCGAACAGATTACTCAATCTGAAGATGAGATTTCTTCAGAGATTGAAACCAATCCGCTTATTACTAATAACACGACGGAACAATAATGCCTACTAACTTTACTGGAACTTTGGATTCTGCTACTCCTAATATCCCTACCTACGGTGATGCTGGTGGGGCTGCTGTGCCGGGGTACGATATTGGCACTGCGATAGAAAGTGTTGCTAAAGTCTTTGAGTCCTTTGCTGAACAGAAGAGAGAGTCTCAAGAGTCTGCTGTAATTGCGGGAACTGCTGATGCTTTCTTGGCGAAGCGTCAGGAGCTTTTGACTGGGCTTTCTGAAATTCAACAATCAGCAAATGATTTGCTGAAGGACTTGAATCCACAAGATGCTGCATCTGTTAAGGCATTTCAACAGAAAATGCAAACCTTAAACTCGCAGAGTAGGCAGTTGCGTCGAGATAATAGCGCAGGAATTCTTTCATTGACTCGTCAAGCTATCGCGCAGAATCCGCATCTTGCTGAAAAGATTATCAGTGCATCTAAGGGAAGTGAAGACCTATTCTCTAACGTGTTTGTGGAATCTGACTCGTCTACTCTCATAGACCCAGCTGATGCTAAGGCTAAATATGCGGCACAGGTAGAGGAGATGGCTGCTGTAGCAGGAGTGTCTATAGCAACAGCGCAAGGAATGATTAGGAAGAATCAACTCTTAGTTAGTGAAGAGACAGATGCTAAGTTTGCACGTATTGCTGGAGAGAAGATGACTCCATACGGAATTACCAAAGCAAATACATTAATCAATGTAGGCATGGATGCTGTTCTTATTGCTGCTCGTAAGCAGAAGACCAAAGAGGGTGCAAGGGCAGAAGGATTCCGAATCTATCAAGATTTAGAATCTCGGATGAATAAGTGGATTCTAGAGCAGACAGAAGCTGGTGTAACTTTCCAGCAGCAAGAACTAGACACCATGCGTAGTGCACTAAGGGGTAGTCGTGAGGCTTTGCTATCCTATGCAGAAAACGTACACGATGCTGTTATTGGTAAGATTGTGTCAGATAAACCTGATGCGTCTTCTTTCTTCTTGGCTTCACTCCAGTCAGCTTACCTATCTCAGGGTAACTCTGAGATGGCTATGTTGGTTAGGGAAAATCCAAAGTTGTACATGGAACGGCACTGGAAACCTCTTGAGAAGGTTATTGTAAGCTTGCGTGGAACTGACTTTGCTAAATTACAGCGAGACGCTGCGGGTACTGGTGAGGCAGCGGCTAACGCTAAAGGTAAGTTGTATGCATTAGAACAGTACATATCCGTTGCACAGGCTGGTGCTAACCTGATGGATACTCCCCAAGGTAAGAAGCTAGCCGCAGACTACGCAACTATTATTGATTCTATCCACGATAGGACATTCGACCCAGCAAAGATTCCTATGGGTTCTGTCAGCGAGATGCTGATGGTTGCTGGGGTATTTGATAGTGGAGATGAAAGCCCTGATGCTGTAGACGCTCAAGGTCAAGTTATCACGTACAACTACAAGAATAGTGGTGTTGGCCCTAACTATGAGCAAGGTATCAATACCCAACGACGGTTGCTATACACCGATTCTTTTGTTAAATGGTTAAGCAATCCTAAGAACTCAGGACAACGGACTACTCTCGTAAACAACATTCAGAATGACATGATGAAGTTTGCGTCAGAGAATCCTGAAGTGCTGAACAGCATGAAGATAGATAAGGCTTCTTTGGACAGGGCTGACTGGCGAAACGAGCGACCTGTGTTTACGAATACTCGTCTAGCTGCGCGAGGCAGGGGCAATTTTGAATTGCTGCCTGAAGATAATACAGAGATAGCAGACCTGAATATGCGCTACCGTTTGCTTGTCCGCTGGAGTGACAGCCCTGAGGCTGCATTGCAATGGTTTAATGAGAACGTACTTGCACAGCGTGAAGCGAAATGAACGAACACGAACTCGACGTAGAGCGTAGGCTCACAGCCTTAGAGTCAAAGTACGAACGTACTGTTGATGACCTAGAGAAGGTGTGCGAACAGCTAACTACTATTACTAGTAAGTTAGACAAGTACGAGGGGAAGTGGGGTGGTGTGATTATGGTGATGACTGCTGTCACCACTCTCCTCGCAATCTTTTGGGACGGTGTGCGGGAGGTGCTGCTTGGACGTTAGCGCATACATGAAGGAGCAGATTAAGAAGCACGAGGGGCTTCGTCTGCGGATGTACAAGGACACTAAGGGGATTGCCACGGTAGGGTACGGCTTCAACTTGGAAGCCAATGACATCCCTAAGGAGATGGCAGAGGGACTCTTTGAACTGAAGTACAAGGAGCATCGCCTAGAACTTATCAGTAAGAGACCGTGGATTACAAAGCTAGACCCAGTGCGCCAAGGTATCCTTTACGATATGGCGTACAACATGGGAGTACCCAAGCTACTGACCTTCGTCAATACCCTACGGGCTATTGAAGAGGGCAGGTACGCAGATGCTGCTAACAATATGGAGCAGAGCTTGTGGTACAAGCAAGTCGGCGGAAGAGCTAAGACTCTAGTCAACCAAATGAGAACGGGGGAAGTATGAGCATCACGTGGCTAGGCCCAGTGGCAGAACTTATTGGTAAGATTACTGACCGGGTAATCCCTGACCCTCAGGTGAAGCTGGAGATGCAGCTTGAGCTGGCTAAGATGGCTCAGGCAGGGGAGCTAAGGGTTCTAGACGCGGAGGTCGAGCTAGCTAAGGAACAGATTAAGACTAACCAAATTGAGGCGGCTAGTCCTGATGTGTTCAAGAGTGGCTGGCGTCCCGCAAGTGGGTGGGTGTGCGTGGCAGGGTTCGCTTATATGGCCCTAGTTAGGCCCATTCTGCCGTGGGTAATACAGGTTAGCGGGGGAGTTGCACCCCCACTACCTGCCATCGACATGGATATGTTACTAGTATTATTGACTGGGCAACTAGGTCTTGGTGGGTTCCGTACTTACGAACGGGTCAAGAAGATTAGTTAAAGTCACCAGCCACAACCGAGTGCTTGACGTACTCTAACAGGTACACAAGCGCAGCCTTGTCACGGCAAGGGGTCAAGATGTGAATGGCATCTTGCTCCTTGTTCCAACCGATAACAAGCATATCACTACTCAAAGAGCCTTTAGCTGCCTCCAGCACATCATCTGCTGTGGCACTAGTAGGCTCTTTCTTTTTGGGCATCGGAACTACTTTAATCTTATCGTTCATCTTTCTTTCCTTCTGTGTTCCAGAACATAGAACAACCCGTATCTTCTTTATACGGAGGTTGGACAAAATAAGACTGATAGTACGGGTCACCAACTGCTGTAAACCTATAGCAGGTTTCAGATAGGGGGCAACCCTCTCCAGAACATTTGGTTATATCAGTCATTTCTTTTTCCTTTCCTTACGCATACACAGGGGTACTGCGGGGTACTTCTTCCAAGGATGGGCAAGGGTCTTAGGGATACTGCGGGTATTACTCATTTCTCACCCCTCGCACGGATGGCTTTGGCAATTGCTTCTCGATGGGAGACGTATTCGTCATCGGGTTCAGGGGTATCCCACACCAACCTCTCACACGCCTCGCGCTCATCTCTTACTCCAGTTTGGTATGCTAACTCACGCATTGCATCGTGAGAATCCTTTAGGAATTGAATCTGCTTATCCTTGTCCATCTAAATCTTCCTCTATCTCTTTGGCTAACTTAGCAACACCAGTTGACTTAGGGCGGTAGGGGTGCAGTGGGCAAGCCACTACACCACACGCCTCAACCTGCTGTCTCCACGTACCTAGCCCACTCTCAGGGTCGTAGATACAGTTCCTACACTTATCGTTTATTGCTTTCCTCAGGCTCATGGCTAGCTATCTCCCGTTGGATGTACCACATAGCCTTGTGCAAATCGACAAGGCCGTCCTTCTCTTGGTGTCTGATTAAGTAGGCAAGAGCCTGTCCGATACGGAGAGCCGTACCGGGAGGCCACTTGGCTATGCAATCCTCAAGGACATCTATGGTCTCGTACTTGCGGTCTTTGTAGTGTGAAGGGTTAACCTTCGATGCTACTGTCGATGAAGGCCGAGACTTCGATGTTCTTCGAGACTGCGTATTCGTACGCTGCAAGCGCACACTTTTCTTTGCCGTCATAGAAAATAATCACCGTGTCAGAGTTGTCGATAATCTGCTTGTTGCAGAAGTAGAAGTAGTTGGGACGATGAGGAACCTTGCGGTCTACAAAATTGTAGGGACGAAAGGTCACGGCATCTACCAAGTTAGTCTTTGCCCAAGCGTGTACTGTCTCATCACTACCCTTACCACTGGAGCAAACGATAACGTCCTCTCCACTATTACTGATAAGACGGTTAAGGGTACTGTGCACAATAGCCGCATCAGTAAATCCACGGCTTCCGATAATTCCAACTCGCATAATCGTATCTCCTAATTAAATTTCGCAACTAGTTCCGGTGCAAGCCAACTCTTGACTACCAGTGGTAGTGTCGTGGTCTTCCACCATATTCGACCAGTCTAGCACCAGTGGCATAGCAGCGGCAAGTTCTTTGTACTTGTCATAGCTAATCTCTTCGTAAGGTGCTTGGACATAACTGCCGTTGTCATACGGCAAGAACGATACACCACTCATGTAGTCCATGTGGTCGTACACCCAAGCCGCTACATCTAGCCACTCGTGGTCACGTACATACACGGTGATGCTAGGCTTGTGCTCACACCAGTGAGTTTGATAGTCATCCCACATCTCCAACTGCTGAAGGGCAGTGAAGTCAGTACGGGTAGAACTACCCTCTGCATTGATTGGGAATGAGAACACCATTGCACTAGAGTTGTACTGGTCAGGCTCACTAGGTACATTGTTATCAGTAAGAAACTTACAGATAGGGTCTTTGATATCCATACGTACACGACGGATGTAGTACGGAGAGTAGCGAGGATGGATACCTGAGGCACTGTTAACCAACTGGCTAACCGTACCGGAAGGCTTAACACAGGTAGTAGCAGCACTAGGATTGATACCTAGAATTTTGGCGTAAATCTGATTGGTAGTGATTGCCGCATCCTTCCAACGCTCACCGTCAAGGTAGACCCCGAAGGTAGTGGTAGGACTGTCACAGATACCAGTGAGGGATACACCAAGCAGACGCTCTTCCTCACAGTTCTCCTTCCACTTGCTACGTAGGAATGGGAAGTCAGTCAGAGTAGCCTGTAGAGTACCTAGGATAGAGGCAAGCTTTACCTTCTCCTCAATGTCGTGAGAGTCATCGTCCTCACGGACAACCACCTCAGTCAGGTTGCAGAACTGGAACGGGCGAAGAATAATTTCCGAGCACGGGTTAGTACCAAACTCGTGATTAGGGTCACGCCTACCGTTATCCTTAACCACAGTCTTGGCAGCTTCACGGTTAAAGATTCCACGTTCACCACTCTTGCTCTCGTAGAGAGACAGCCACTCACGCATGAATACTCCCATGTCGGGAGTCTCCGTGTAGCACACGCTGTTGTTAGCAAGGGCACGTTGTGGATTGTTGCTCCACCACTGCCCATCCTTGGCGTGACGCATACGCTCGTCGGTTAGATTGCTGAGAGAGATGAGGGCACTACGGCGAACGCCACCTACCACCACCACCTCTGCAATCTTACACATCAGGTCATGGCATTCGATGCTAGTAAGCTTACGACCAGCAGCACCGTCCAACATATTACCAGTAAACGCAAGAAGAGATTCAAGCGGTGCAGGGCCACTCGCTCTGCCGCCAAAGGTCTTGAGCGTTGCTCCAGCAGGGCGCACTTTACTGATATCGTAGCTAGGTATACAACCTGAATTGAAAGCAGTAGCCACAAACTCACGGAATCCATTAGCCCAACCCTCCTTACTATCTTCAAACATAACTACCTTGCTAGCGTCCCGATACAGATTCTTAGGGACTTCAGGCAGCAAGGCTACGTACTGGCGTTCAACAGAGAAGCCTACCCCAGTGCCACACATGAGGATGTACATGGCCTCAGAGAAGCAGTCTAGGTCAACGATAGGCAGGTAAGCACAGTTGTACCCTGCCACATGGCTGGCTTCCAAGGCAGGGCCAGCAGTCATCATCGCCCTCATCGAGGGCATAACATTTAACCGGAGTACTGCTTCGTGCAGTTCTTCCCAAGGGATGTACTGCGCCTTCTCCTCACCAAACTTACTGATAATATGGTTGTTGAGGAAACCGAAGTAACGGTCAACCGTCTCGTTCCACTCCTCACGCCTCCCCTGTTCGGGGAGGTAGCGAGCGTAGCGAGACTTGTAGATGACCTCACTGTAGAGGGAAGTACCAGTGCTATCAAAGTAATTAGACATTGCGAGAACCCTTCTTAATGTTCTCTTTACGAACTTCCTGATAGTGACCAACAGCAGTCAGCAACTCACTGCGGTAGTTCTGAAGAGCATTGATAAGGCCGTCGATGTCAGACATGGCGTTAGAGATGTTCTCTTGTGCCTTCTTCTCGTACTCAAGAAGACCCATAGCTGAGACGCTATTGTTCATCGTGAGCACCTCACGACAACCCAGCTTGTTAATCTCAAAGATAGCATCGAGGTAGCCATACTTGGTCTGCTCTATCTTGTAGGTATAGGCATACGTAATATCATCATGCCTACCAATAAAGCCACGGTCATTAGACAGGAACACTGGGTCAGCATTGTGTTCTGCAATCATGTTGTCTAGAAAATCTTGCACCGCCTCATCAGAGGTGGGCATGGTCTCGTTATTGTCAGACATATTCTGCATCTCCTATTAGTTTGTCTACAATGGTTTCTAACTTTCTTACTAGTAATTCTACATCACGTGGTAGTTGGTGAACAGAGGCAACTACGGACAATTCCCTAGTGTACCCCTCTAAGACACGTAAGTCGCGCATCTTGATTGCGCCTTGTGGTTTCTCAATCATCGTCGTCCATCTCCGTCCAGTCCTCACCAAACGTCAAGTCGTCTAGCGATACCTCAATCTCGTAGTCGTCGTCATCCCAATCGTTAGGGGTTACTGAAGACTTCTCAATACCTAGTTCTAGAATCCTATCCGAGAATCGTTCAATGATATCTTCGGGTGATATGGAAAGCAAGGAACACAACTCGTCAACATCCATGTCCTCTACGTATCTAGTGTAGAGGGGAGAGACTGTACTGTTTACCACGGTACGCCCTCTCCAAACTTGTTCCTTAGGTAATCAACAGATAGGAACATCTCATCAAAGCTTCCGTCCTTAACTTCGTGGAGCATGACCAAGCCACGCCAGTGTCGGTTACTCAGCTTGTCCATGTATCCCTCGTCGTGGAGGTAGTACGAACCTGCAATGATAGCGCACACTGGAGTACCGTCAGCCCTCTTGCCATACGCAACTTGCTTACCTTGCTGGTGACCAGCGATGCAGCTCATGTGCAACTTACTGATAATAGTAGCAGCACTAGAAGCAGGGCGACCCATTGCACCAGTAGGAAAGTAGTGGCTGAACCCAACGCCATTAATAAATACAGGTTCAAGGAACGAATGTACTTCCCAAAATTGCTCATAGCCTAAGTCCTTAGTGCTGATTAAACCTTCAAGCACGGGGGAATTATTGATAGCACGATTGATTCTGTTCTCGTGATTACCGAGAAGCATGACCATCCGTGGTCGATATGCCTTTTCCTTATTGCGCCTGAGCCTGTTCTGTTCTTCGATGAGAGGGGCAAGCAACATACTCATCGCTTGCTTGGCTACCTCAACGTCAGCCTTGTATCTGAGTCCTTCAAAGTACTTACTGCCAGCCTTGTCGTGGGTCGAGAGACTAGGCATATCTGCAAAGTCTCCGATGTTAACCACTACGTCAGGTCGGTAGTGGACGATAGCCTTACCTGCCCAAGTAAGGTGCTCCAACGGAACACCCTCTCGTACTTGGCAGTCCGGTATTACCAGTATGCGTAGCCCGTTAGCCTTGCTGTTCACGCTTCTTCCTCCTCTTACGTTTAGGGGTGTACACGTGCCTAGCACTAGGCTTTGCGGCTACCCATTCTGCTGGGACTGATTCCCCAACGCTCCATGTAAAGCCGTTGCTTCGACACCAATCGGAATAGCGGTAATCAGAACCTTTCCTGATTGCGTTATCTCGTACAAACAACATTCGTATGTCGAGGTCGGGGTGACTTCTCTTGACAGCAGACATCTTACGTCTTGCTTCGTAATCAAAATATCCCTTGCATTCGACGATGACGCCATTTGCAAGTTCAAGGTCAGGTGTGTACGCGGCTTCAATGGTGTAGGGTAACTTGAAAGGTTCGTACCCATACCCAACACCCCGCGAATCCAAGTCCGCAATGACTCTATCTTCATATCCACTCCTATGTATCTTACTGATAATACGTTTACGTTTTGCCACTGGTCACCTTACGTCGGTTTGTTTCTTGTAAGCCTCCGTAATTTCCGTGACCTTAATCTTAGTGCGAACATCAGCCACGAACTTCGGGCCGCTTGAATAAGCGAACACGCGAAGACCACTGTAGCAATGGAACTTCAGTGGGCAGTACGAACAGGATGTGCAGAGGGAACCATCATCCTCCAAATCATAGGGGATGAGGGGCGGATGAGTAGCCGTCATAACGGTATCAAACTCTTCAACTACTTCATTCATGAACCCGTTAGATGCAACATCCCACTTGTGGATGTGAATCTTACCGTTAACTTTGTTAACAAAGATGTTAGCCACACCCTTGTAGAAGTCAGGACTCATGTGTTCGTAGAGGTGGAGCTGTGTCTCGTATCCGAACTTGTCATCGTACGTACCCTTGACCATACGGTCAAAGGTGAAGGGGTCGGAACTCTTAACGTCAACAAGCCAGCCGTCAACCACGGCGTCGATACGCCCAGCCAACTTGTACTTGCCTCCCGGCAAATCCACGGAGAATCGACGTTGCGTATCTTTGACTTCATGTCCCGCAGCCTGTGCTAAGTAGAGGAAAGACTCTTCAATCAGGTCACCGTAGAGGAACTTGAATTTGGTAGAGCCTGAGAAACCGTGCTCACGCAGGGCAGTGGGCTTGAACTTGTCAAGCCACGCCTTACGCCAGCAAGGGTTAGATACCTGAGTAACGTAGAACTCGTTAGGGTCACGGTCAGTACGGTCATCAGGTACTAGGTCAGCATGAATGTGCTGAAGCACACGCTTCGCAAACTCTGCATTACTAGTAATATTGTCTACGATATCCGAGGGCCGCTTAGTACCCACAAGGACAGCGTAGACATCTTCAACTAAGGTATCAATGCTAGCCATTTCATTTACTCCATGTCAGCTTTCATAGCGGCAAGCTTGGCAACCAAGTCGTGACCGCTGGTGTAGTCAGCGTACCTACGGGCAATACCGAGAACCTGCTCGACAAAGGCGTCCTCGTCAAGACCGTGCTGCGAACCGTTACCGTACAGATTCTCCATGCTCTTGACCGCATTGGTCAGGGCATTCTGACGGATGATGGAAATCTCACGGCTCGTCGGGTCTAGAGGGAAGCCAGCAGAGGGAGCAGCCACAGCTCGAACAGGAGCAGCAGAGGTACTGATATAGGGAGTAGCAGGGCTAGGGATAGGGCTAGCAGCACCACCAAAGGTAGTGATGCGGATGTCGGTGAGTTCGTTGCCGTACTTGGTGACATTGATATTAGCCTCGATGGTTGCGCCGGGAGTGACGCCGTGATTCTTCCAACCTGCCTCGTAACGATTACCGTCAGCACCGATGAAGATGAACTTGTTCTTCGGGCCAAACTTGGTGTTAATGCTCTTGGCTTCGACGTTAGCAACAGTGATAGTAGCCATGTTAAATAATCCTTTTATTACTAGTAAGATTAGAAGTGAAGGGACTGCAAATTAGAAGTGAAGGGGCTTCATGTCGCCCCAGTTAGGGCCAGAGCTAGCTTCCACTAGCAGAGGCAATTCAAAATCAATGATACCAAACAGACGCTTGAGATGGGGATACGGATTCTCTAGTACTCGTCTAACAAACACAGATACCGAATCCACGTGGTTAATATCGCAAGAGATTAGGATGCTGTCATGCACGGTGTTCCTCAGTTGGTAAGGATATGGGCTTTCTTCTCGCTTGTCAAGCAGCGTCGCCAACATCATAGGAACAATGTCAGCAGTGGCAAACCCTTGGCAGGGGTAGTTGCACACCTGTGTCCACGATGGGGTGTACGCTACACCAGTAGGTTCAATCTTACGGTACAGGGGCAGGGAGTAGTGACGCCCCGTATTACTAGTAAGATGTATGGTGTCCTTATCAGTCTTGCCAGTAGCCTTAGCTGTAGCCCTGAGCGAGTTCAAAGTCTTGCGGTGATGGGCAAACACCTCAGGGTACGCAGTCTTAAACTCCTTGACGATAGTCTCAACAAGGGCACGGGGCTTACCACTAGTAGCCACTAGGTTGTCAACGCCACTGCCATAGAGCATGGCGAATACGATGGTCTTGATATCCCTGCGCTCTTCCTTAGAGGGAAGATGCCCAAGCACACGTGTACCAATCTTGCTGTGGATGTCCACGTGGGCAACGATGTCACGCTTGAGGTTCTTGTCACCAGTGATGTACGCAATAGCGATGACTTCCAATTGCTTGTAGTCAAACTCTACGAACACATCATGTGCCCCAGTGTGGCTAGGGATGAACACACCCTTGACATCCGGGTTGTTGGGCTGGTTCTGAAAGTTAGGATTGCTAGAAGACAGCCGACCAGTAGCGGTAGACGTTTGCTTCAAGCTGTGATGGATAGTGTTGTATCCCCTAATCATATCAGTAAGAGGACTAAGGTACGTACTGTGCACCTTGTCGTACTCACGGTACAGAATAAGGGCACGAGCTACCATGTGAGCCTGAGTCAGGTCGTTGCAAGCAGACACTACCTTGTTGAGCATCTCGGAATCAACGGGGAAACTATTAGTCTTGAGGCTCTTCTCTACACCGTGGAGGATAAGGCTACGAACAATGGGGTCATCAATCAAACCATCGTGCGCCTTCTGCCGGAACTTGCCCCACTTGGTATTGCCACTCTTGTGCTTGGCAATGGGAACCTTGTACTCCTTAGCCTTGGTAGAACCAAAGAGAAGGTGAGAGATAGATTGGTTACTTCCAATGGCTGCACTATACACAGCCTTATTGATATCACTGTTCCAAGTGCTGGGGTTGAATTCAAAGTCGAACTCAAACAAACCTAACACTGAAATAAAGTTAAACGCATTGAAGCAAGCAGTCTCAGACAGGTCTGCGTATTTCTTCTTGACTTCTTCCATCTTGTACAGGTCAACACACAGGCCATTGACCTCCATCTCAGTGACGGCACGAAGGGCATCACACATGGTGATGATGAGAGCAAACTTACCAGTAACAATTGCTTCCTGCATCTGAGACTTGGCTAGGGCAAGCGTGTATGTGGCATCGTGAGTGCAGTACCTCAACAAATCCCTTAGGTCGCAGTCCTCAGTAGTCTTATCAGGATTAAACTTGAGGAACAAGGACAGGTAGTCATCTTTCTTCGACAACTCAGGGTAACGGGCAAGGGATGTATCAAGGGAAGGGTACGTATCCTTCTGCCCACTCAGGATGTAGTGGGCAATGCTTGTGTCCCACCACTGACCGTTAGACTTGTTCCAAAGATTGGTGACAGTCTTGTCGGTCAGCTCACGAACGATGTCGTACTTGAACAAACCCATAGCCACGTACTGAACATCAAACTTCAGGTTGTGACCAATGAGGAAGTCCTTAGGCTCCATAAGTTTGGAGTAAGTACGATAGACAACTTCCTTGGGGCTAATAGACTCCCAATCCCATTCGGTAATCGACTGGCGTCCATTAGTTTCCGTGACTGCGGATGCACAGAGGATAGTATTATCAGTAATAAACGGTGACGGGTCTTTGCCTTTGCCACGCATCGATGTCTCGGTATCAAACGATATATAGATAGCCACACTCAGTACCTCTTGCTAGTGTAAAGCCCAGTGAGGGCATCAAACCTAACATCAAACTTGCCGTGCTTCAAGGTAGGGTCAGTCTTAGGGGAGCCGGGGAGTTTGTTCTTGCACACACTGATATAGCGTGTATCAAATTCACCACTGTGCCCGACCATTAGGATAACGTCAGCCTCACCCTGCACACCAGTCTTGCTGCCGTACAGTTGCCCCTGATTAAGCCATGCCTGACCTTCAGCAGAGCCATCCGCTTGCATCACAGCAAACACGGTAGCACCAGTGCGGATGCCTAGGTTACGTGCCCACTGTGCAAGGCTACGCACACGCTCAACCTCGGCTTGGTCTCTATTACTGGTAACAACCTTGTCCAACACGTTGATACAAATAATACCGTAGTTACCTGCCTTGCTGATACGGTCAATGTCATGGACAGACAACGTGCCTTCCTTGTGTACCACCTTGATACGGTTGATACGCTTGACCAGTTTCTCATAGGCATCCATGCTTGCCTTGTCATCCATAGCAATCTCGCCCATCGTCTTGCCTAGTGCACACTGGACGAGACGAGCAAAGATTTTCCTACCATCCTCTTCGTTGTTAAAGATGATGATGTCCTTATCGTCCGGCAATTGCGGAGCCATGAAGGTCATCTCGCTACAGAGGAATGAGGTCTTACCAGTCTCGGGACGAGCACCGACAATCACCATGTCACCACCACGCAGTGGGCCAATGCTGACATTCAAATCCTCTAGCCGCCAGTTAACACCACCACTGCGGTACATATCCTCAACGATGCTAGCCAAGTCAGGGACAACGAACGAGTCAGCATCACCACGTGCTACACCACCTGTCTCCAAGCGATAGCGTTCGATGATGCTAACGATATCCTCAATGCTGGCAATCTCACCACGTGACAACTTGTCAAGGATGGACATAATTTGTCCAGCGTAATCCAGCTCAACAAACTTATTGATAATACTTGCGTCAGTAGTCGGAGCTGTGCCCTTAATCTTTTCAAAGATAAGGTTGTGCATCTCATGCTTCTCACGAGAGTACATGGGGTGACGTACTACGCGGAACCAAAGCGCAAACGAATCCCAATCGAGGGACTCAGCAGATGGGTAGCAGCGGAACCACTCACCCATGTCGTTGATGATAGTCTCAGCCTCGGACAACAAGGCATTGGACTTGATGTACTTCCTGTACCTATCGAAGTGTTCCCTCTCGGAAAGAAACTTCATTAGTGGAATGTCGATACTCAAG